GAGAATATCAAGACGTTAGTATTTGTATTGAGTCTTGGAACAGCAAGTTGGATTTCTGGAAAATGATGCAAGAAGAATTTTAATTGATATATTTAAAATAAACCCATGCAAGTTTTCGCAAGTCCAAATACAGACATTTTGCTAGGTGGCGGTATTTTGTGGGAAGTTTGTTGGCAAAGAAAAAATGAAGATATGCACAGTCAATTAGTTTTATTGCCATCATTAGGTTGGTCTGACCCATGCTTGCAAGAATATTTACCTGCAGATGTAATACAAGAACTTTTAAAAAAGTATGGTTTACAAAATGAGAAATTTTTGTATGATTAATTGGCTACCACTTTTATTATGGCTCAAATGAAACGCTACGCAGAATGGCTTAACGGCAAAGGTTATAGCCCTTTAGACAAATTCGGCAGACAAGCACGAATGAAACAGTTTATTAAAGAACAAGATCAAGAAAAAGAACAAATTAAAAAAGCGGCCAATATTGATGGCTGGTTGTTTAATGACTACAATGAATTATAATAGGATTAAGGGAGTGGTTACCCTTACCTCGTAGAATCTTTTGACTATTTTGATTCTGCAACACGAATAAGAAGGGGCAAGTTTTCTCGGCACTTGCCTCTTTTTTATTGGTAATACAATTGTTACAGTTTTGTTAATAGGGTTTAATTGTAATACAATTGTTGGTATAATATATATATAACCAATCAACCGAGGCAAAAATGACTCAAACAACTTTCGAAAAACAGGCTCCAACTTTCATCTTTCATAAAGATTTATTTAGCTACCACGGAGGCTACTTAATGTACGGAAACAACTTAAACGACCAAATATTCATCGCTCGCTTTAAGTATGGTAAGAAAAATTGGAGGGCATGGGCTAACTTTCTTTGCAAAAACTTTACTGTTGAGGAATACTTACAAGCTGTTGAGGAAACCAAAAACCCAAGAGAGGTTATCGAATCAAAAGGATTCTACGATGACACAACTGTCCGTGTTATGAAAATGAAAATCAAAAACTTGGAGGCTAGATTGGAGGCTAAATAACCTCCAAACTACCCATTGACACTTAGCTTTATTTGTATTACAATTAATTTACTACCACCAAGATAATGAAACTTCATTACTCAAACAAATCTGATCTTCTTGACAAACTTGAAGCAATCAAAGCTGACATTGCAGAAGCTGACCAAAACTACCAACACGCTTTTGCTCGTGGCGACTTCAACGAATGTGGCACACACAGAAACACTTTATCTTTACACCGCAGGGTGTTCGGTGCTCATAAAAAATATCAAATCAAAAGAGGTTGGTTATGAATAAAACTTACTATCTTCTTCAATATGTCATATTTCCATTGGCATTATTTGTGACATTAAATTCTTCTCTTACAAAAATGACTATCGCAGATTGTAATGCAGGGGTAGAATTGGCTTGCGATGAATTAAGAGATGAATAATCAGTTTAAAAGTAAGTGGATAAAACTTATTAACACTGCAAACGAAGAAAAGTGTCGTTTGTTTTTATTACGATTAAAAAGACAAGATATAAAAATTCCTTTCACTTCAAAACAAAAATTTGTCTATGCTCTTTTAAAAACTAGATTAGAATATTTAGCTCAAGAAAATAATCCTAATAAAAATGTAATCAGATTACCAAGAGCAGATAAGACAGATGTAAATTGGACAAATCCAAAGTCAATAAATAATAGACAAGTACAAGAATATTTACTAACTAAACAAAAAAGAAGCAATAAAACAAGATGATATTAGAAGAGAATAATTATCTACTTATAAAAGTAATTGGTAAGCCTGCTCCTCAAGGCAGCAAAGTAAGAACACGTTACGGAATGAGAGAAGCTAGTGAATATGTAGCTCCGTGGCGAAATCAAGTGGTTTCTTCTTGCATTGAGCAGTTTATTAATGAAGGTAAAATTATTACTGACCCTGTTAGGGTTGATATAAGGTTTCAGTTTCATAGACCTAAAGCACATTTTGGTACTGGTAAAAATAAAGATCTAGTAAAAGCATCTGCACCCAGATTTCCTTCTAGTAAAATTATCGGAGATATAGACAAGCTTTGCAGATCTACTCTTGATGGGTTATCTGTGCCAAGTGGCGGTATGTTACTTGAAGATGATTCTTTAGTTATGAAGTTAAAAGCATCTAAAACTTACATTAAAAAAGAAACAGAAATGGCTCATCAAGGAGCTTGGATTAGAATTACTAAATTATGAACGTATTGGTTACTGGCGGTGCAGGTTACATAGGACTTAATGTCTGTGCGGAGCTTTATAAAAAAGCACACAAGCCAATTATTCTTGATAATTTTGCTAACTCAACTATGTTTGCAGTCCATGAGCTTGAAAGACTTATAGGCAAAGTAACTGTTATTGATGAGAATCTTATAAATCTACCTAAAGTTGTAGAGGTATTGGAAAAATATAATATTAACGCTGTTATTCATTTGGCAGGTTGGAAGTGTGTACCTGAATCAGAAGAAATCCCATTGTGGTATTACTTCAATAATGTTGCTTGCTCAATAATTTTATTTAATGCAATGAAAAAAGTTGGTTGTAAAAAACTAATTTTTTCTAGTTCTTGTGCTGTTTATGGAAATCCATTGGAATACCCTATACCCGAAACTCACAGAACACAACCTATAAGTACTTACGGAAAAACAAAATTAATAGTAGAAAATATTTTGCAAGATTGGTATAGAACAGATCAAACAATGCAGATTAATTTATTAAGATACTTTAATCCCATAGGTGCAACTATTAATCTTGGCGATAGTCCAAAAAAAATACCAGATAATCTTTTGCCATATATAACGCAAGTTGCTATAGGAAAACTTGATAAATTAAAAATATTTGGAAATAATTTTGAAACTTACGATGGGACAGGAATAAGAGACTATATTCATATTGAAGATCTTGCTTATGGTCATGTTGCCGCACTTGAATATCTGCAACCAGAATGTAGTGTTTACAATTTGGGTACAGGTTACGGACATAGTGTTCTTGAAATTGTTGACAGATTTCAAGAAGTAACAGGTAAAAAAATACCTTATGAATTTGCTCCACGCAGATTTGGAGACTGTGCAATTGCTGTTGCTGATGTACAAAAAGTAAGAGAAACTATGGATTTAAGATTTGACCATTATGATTTGGATTATATGATTGCCACAGCATGGGAATTTCAACAAAGATTTCCTAATGGCTATGTTTACAAACCTAAATAATATATCAATAAAAGTTGTTGTTGAAAGGTTTTTTTGATATATTATAAATGCCGATATTATTTTATTTATGTCTGAACAAAATGATGAACAAACTTGGAAACTTGTCGAATCTGAACCGATTGAAAGTAACCGAATTTATAAAATCAAACCTACACCAAAACTTGCAAAAGCTCTTGCACAATTTCAAAAGGTCTACGCAAACGCAGTCCGAGATGCCGCAGGTAACTTTGGCTCGTATGTTTCACTAGCTGAAGCAGAGCAAGCTGTATCACCTGCAACTGAACATGGCTTGTGCCATACATTTATAACTGAATGTTCAACAGATGCTAAAGATCAACCTATTATTTGGATGATCTGTAGATTAATGCACGAGTCTGGTGAATTTATTGATTCCAGACTACCTATCGTTACAGAGTGGTGCGAAAATCGAAATAAAAATAAGTACTTTTCTATTGGTAGTGCTTTTACATATACAAGAAGATATATGTTGCTTGCTGCTTATGGATTAGGTCAAGCTGATGATGAAGCAGATGCTTGGAGTCAAAAGGCTGCTGAAACTGATAATACAGGTAAAGCAAAAAAAGCTAGAAATACTAATTCGCCTATTAATTCAGGTGCAAAAGTTACACCAACTCTTGCACCAGAAGGTAAAACTAAACTTTCACAAGATGAATTTGACTTACTTCGTGCTGAACTAAATTCAAGACCTGATAAAGCGGACATTATGAAAAACTTTAAAAAAACATATTTTCCGTCAAAGGATAAAGTTCTTGCCACTGATATTGAATTTAAAGAACATGAAGCATATATTAGGAAATTCATGGTATGACAAAGAAAAAGCATACTGTCGAAATTCTTGTAGCATATTCTTTATGGGCTGATTCTGAAGGGTTCTGGCATCTTATGAAAGAAAACAGATATGGTAAATGGTCAGAAGAAGATAACATATCTGAAGATATGACTATTATCGGAGATCAAATACCACCTGAGGAATTAGTAAAACTTGTACTTTGTGAACATAAAAAAAACCATGCTAGATTTTTTAACTTATGAAGCACAAACAATACAATGCTTATATTATTCATGCAAAATTAAATTCTCAAGAATACAGTAAATTTTGGATTTATTGTAAACAAAATGGACTGAATAAAAATTCAGCCATAAAAAAATTAATCAATTCACACCCAGAAATCAATGGCACAAACATCAACTAACAAATTTTCAATGTGGTTTAATTGTCAAAGTGACAATGCCACCCACAAGTATTGGGCAGTTTCAGAAATAACTGTCGATGAAATACTTAAACTTTATGACTTTGCTATGAATGAAGAAAACCTAGTTCAAGATTATAAAGGTAACAATGCTGTAAAAATTAGAGCTAACATGATGCCTGCTACATCAAAAAGCGGTAATCAATACATGAAGATGGTTATTTCTGACTATCAACCTAAGCAAGAAAGCGAATCTGACAATGATGAGTTTTAAGAAAATTTCTTTAAAAATTTTCTTATATTGCTAGGTCTAAAATGTATTTGTTCTTCTAATTCTACAATTTTACCTAATGCTGCACCAAGAATATAATCGTGGTTAGCATTTTGTTTAGTAACTGCTGCGGCATAGTCTTTTAATTTTTCTATGTCATGGCAGTTTTCTATGTCTCGAATTTTTAATTCCGTTGATAATTGAACTTCAATAGGTAGTGGTTCTATTAACACAGTAAAAAAATTCATTATGTAAGTAATTTAGATTTAATTAAAGCAACTGCTTTATCATCTAGCTCATTGTTTGTTTGTTTTGCTAAAACTTCTAAAATTTCTATTACAAAGCGTTTAAAGGCTGAACTTTTTACAAAAAGCAAAACTATAGGTTTAAGGATCGCAAGCATAATTTTTGTCTTTCTTTCCTAACATAGCTAAAATGCTAGTATTAAACAAGAGTCTTTATTTTTCATGGAAGATCAGGAACCAAGTAGAGTCGAAACCATAGTAAAAGTTTGTGTGTTACTTTGGTCTGCTACACTTTTAAGTCTTTCTTATTACGAACCTGCAGATGGTAAAAAAATAGTAGACTTTGATCCCACTTTTATTGCTTCGATCTTTAGTGCAAGTACTGCTTCACTTGGATTTCAGATAAAAAAGAAAAAAGATACTATAGTTGATAATAAAAACAACAAAGTAGGTATCAAATGAAAAAACTATTTGCTTTACTTTTATTTTTGCCCTCAGCAGTATTTGCTGACATCAAGCAAGAATTTGTTACGTCTGCTCAAATAACAGTAGATATGCCATATGTAGTTACAAATAAAGCAGCGACAACTTACACTTTATCTGGCAATAATATTACCCCATCTGTTACATCTGGTGGTTCTACAACAAGTGGTCAAATCGGTGGGTTAAATGTTTCAAGTTTAACTGCTGGTGTACCGGCAATGATTTCAACAGAAACTTCAGTAACAAGTGCAGGGTCAGCTTTTAGCAAAACAGAAAGTCTTTTTATGGGTGATGCAACACCTTCAACCGTAACTCCTAGTGCAGGTATTGCGGCTTTACCACATCTTTCAGGACAAACTACTATCGGTTCAGGTGGTACTGCCGGTACATTAGCTTTAACAAGTTTATCTAGCGGTGTTCACACTTGTTCTGCAGGCGGTTCTGGTACAAGTTGCATAGGCTCAACAAAAGTTACTATTACCATTGACTAGACTTTGGTTGCTACTTATAATTGTATTACCTACGAAATTGATGGCCACACCCGTAGTCCCTCAGTTTCGTAGCGGTAGTCAAACAACTTCAAGTACAAGTCAAAGTGTAATTAATGAAACGATTACTTCATATCAATATAGGTCTGGGTACAGCTACGCAGCTAGTGGTCATAACATTAAGGCTACCCTTGATTCTATTAACCCCACTGCTACAACCCAAACTTCACAAACAGTTGGCGGTGTTAACTTTGCATGGACATCACCAAATCTTGAATCAGTCCCAAGATGGCAGATAGTAACAGAAGGTGCTGCCTTCTCAATACAAGAAACGCTCATAACTCCCGGATTAGACACAGTTACAAATATACAAAGAACTATAACTACCTCACAAACTTCAGAAACTACAAGTACATTTGGGCAGTAATTTTATTTTTACTGCCCTTCAAAGCATTTGCTAATACGACTGTAAGTTCTCCTCAATCACAAAGTACAGGAGTAGTTAATAATAATGCCACAATGATAACCCCATCAAGTTTGCCACAAAATAGATATTCTCAAGGAATAGTTTGTACTTCTCCAAGCCTTACAATTACACCGTATTTAACAGATGCGTGGTCATTTAATCGACCTATTGAAACAGTAACCAGAACACCAATTTATGATGAAGATACTGGTGCAATAAAATATTATTCTGAAGTACCAAGATTTGAGAAAGATAATTACAACTTAAATTATGGTATCAGTATGCAGTTTAATATTCCACTTGGTAATGGTGGAGATTTATGTAAACGTGCAGCAAGAGTAAATATTGAAGCACAAGAATTATTGATTAAAAAAACTAAAATTGAGCTTAGTTTATATCGTTTAAAAAATTGTAGTGATATGGCAAAAATGGGTGTCCAATTTGTGCCAAATTCTCCATCTGCAGTTACTTGTGAAGATATTATTATTACAGTGCCACCTAATCAAGTAGTGCCACATAAACACAAAATAAAATAGACAACTGTTTGGGAGCCTTAGCCCAAGCGCAAAGGGACAGCAAACTTCAAACCTTTTACTGGTTTTGGTTGTCTATTAGGATTAGCTGCTCAGCCTGTCCTGATATTATTTTACTTTATTTTTTTTCTTCGTCAATTTAGTTATAACTTGTTTAACTAATGGTTTTACAAGATTAATAAGAATCGGAGTAGAAGCGGCAACCACAGCAATAGCAGCAGCGTTAGTAACAGCAGGTAAATTTGGTATGAACTGCTCTTTGAAATTTGTGTCCTCATAAAGCGTTATACATTTCTTTCCATCTTGCGATAATTTATGCCCTACTACTCGTTCTAGTCTTTTATCGTTACGAAAGTCACCTATTCTTTGGTCAACTTCTGATGGACATTCTATGAAAAACTCATCTTTTTTGTTTTCAGGTATCTTTACTTCTTCTTGTTTTGTTTCTGGTATTTCTGGTTCATTCATATTTATAGGTGCATCTTCTGTCAGTATTAAATTATTCGGTTGATAATTCATAGGGTTAAAACTAGGAAATGGTGCATCACAAGTAAAAAACACTCCATTAGGGTCATCAAGTAAAAGATTAATATTACCAGTATTTTTTATATCTCGATGCTGATATGTACAGCCGGGTACATTTATATCTAAAGGTATTGTTTCTGTGTGATTATAAAAACTGTAAACGTCAGGGATATAAATATCTGAAATATTTATATCCTTTATTTCCATAAATTATAAAGGCAAAGATGGTCCTGTTATTTTAGGCATCTGTAAAGGTATTTGTTCTGTTATTTTTTTTTGTAAACTACCCATGACTTTATTTTTTAAAGTTCTTTCAAACTCAGGACTTTGCATATAGCGAATTGCAACATAGCCAAAAGCTGCCATTGACCCAGAAAGTAAAAGAGACAATAATGAGGCTACTTGGCAAATTTTATTAAACATAATGCTAAAAGAAGTTCTTAATAAAATGGTAGCACCACTTACGTTGACTGTGCTGCTTCTTCTACTGGGGTTGATGCCTCTGTATCTGATGGCTGCACTGCTTCGGGTTCAGCTTCAAGAATCTGCTGTTCCAAAATCT